AAACCCCCCAAGCAATCACCAAAATTGGCAAAGTGAGAATTACCAAAACTGCCTCATCTTTCCAGTCCGATTGCCTTGCCTCTAAAAGTTTGCCACTGTATTCAAGTTCACCTTTAGCCATCTTTTCTGCATGAGCTGCTTGAGCATCTGCCATACGCATTTTAGTTTCTTGTTTCTTTTTATAGATATGAGTACCTGCATTTAAAGCTAATTTTATTGCACTAAACCACATTATGCACCTCTCATTTTTTCTGCTAATTTTTTTGCTCTGTTAGGAGTTTGTTTAGCCCATAGACTGTCCATCATTTGAAAACTAGCCTCTCCATAATCTTCTCTATCTAAAGCCTTCCACATATTTTTAAACTTAGATACACCACCTTCACCTATTTGATAAACCATATTAATAACAACTTCTTTAGCTGTATTATTAATTGGTCTTTCTCCTATCAATCTTTCGGCTGCATCTAATGTTCTTTGGAAATCTCTTTCAAATACAAGTTCACCTTCTTCTTTAGAATACTCAATACCATGTTCATATTCATCATCAGGTGTAATTTTGTGTCCATAAAATATAGTATCAAAACCTTCACTACATTTATAAATTTTATTTACATAACCTTCACAGGCTTTTATTTCTTCTTTTACTTCTTCGTACATATTTTTTCTCCAAGTTCATAGTTAATTTTATTCTTAATCTCCATACAAAACCATATAATTTTCTGCAAAAATATTCTAATTTTATCAGTATATATTCCATAATTACACCTCATATAATATTAGCAGTTACACCCTTCACAATTACATAATTCTTGGTCAAAATTATTGATGTGCAAATCATCTTTACAATGACAATTACACTTGCAATTTTTACATTTCTTTTTTTTTCTTTTTGGTTTAGGAAAAAACACATTATCTAAATGTTCAGAAAATTTATCTAGCCAACCAAAAAAAGTATATAAAATTTTATCTATCATTCTAATATTAAAGATGTAATTTTCTTTTCTCCCATATAAACTTCTATATTTGCCTTAGACTGAATACATTTAAAAACAACTCTGTCTTTACTGTTTCTATCTTTCATCGCATATCTTTTAGCTTTTAAACATGAACTTAAACTTTCATGGTAACGATGCTCTACAATTTTATGGTCTTGTAAAAGCAAAAGTGCAAAAACCATTTCTATCATAATACTTTGCCTTTATTTATTCCTTTTTTTATTACATATTTTTGTGTGCCATTAGCACCAATATTTACTTCTTTTTTATTTTTATTTAATATTTGTGTAAGTCTATCTTTTTTGATTTGTTTTATAAAATCTATGAATTGTCTATTTATACGTTCCATTACCATTCCTAATTAATTTTTCTACATCTACTTGTAATTTACCAACTTGTTCTTTTAAGAAATCAATATTTATTTTGTTATTTCTCATATCTTTTAATTCTGCATCCATAGACTCAATCAGACCT